TGCGAAGTACTTTACACAACCATCTTTTAATTATTTTTCTCATGCTTCTAATGTGACTGGACCAACGGAACAGCCAACTCCTCCTCCTTTAACATTACCACTTGTAGCAGTATCTGTATCAACTGTAAAATAAAAAAAATTAGCAGTTGCATAATCTGTACTAACTCTTGCATCATCTTTAAATATACCAGTTGTTATTGCATACCCTGCCGCTTTTGCAATATTTGCTCCTGTTATTCCATCAAAACTTGCTGGATTATTATATTGAAAAGTTCCTCCTCCTGCAGAAGTTAATGCAGGTGTGCCTCTAAATCTATATGTTGTTCCATTTGTTAAACCATGTCCAGGTGCGGTTACATTAATTACTCTTGAAGATGCAGCGTATGTTTCAAAAGCATTTTCAGGTAAAGAGTAAGGAACAGCTGTTTCTGTTCTTGCTGGTCTAACATTTCTTAAAGATACAGCATCAGCTGACATTGGTTTTGGTTCTAATTGTGGTTGCTTTGGTTCAAATTCAGATACATGAACAAAAGAACCATTCCATTCTCTAACCATTTCTCTATATGGAAACTCAACACCTGATCTATCAGATATTGCTTTTGCGTGTTTTCCTGTTGCGTATTTTGGCATTATTTTTTACCTTTTTTCTTTTTCTTTTTCTTTTTACCACCAGGTCCTAAAGGTTTATCAATAAGACCACCATATTTTTCACTTTTTCTCATCATGTCAGCTCTATCAGCTAACATATCATTTAATTTTTGTATTGCTTTCCTATAAACTCTGTCTTGTTGTTTTTGACTTAGATCATAAAACTCTTGACCAAAATCTTCATCAGCAATTTCATCAGCTATTGATTGTATTTTATCTTTGTCCATAATTATGCTCCTGGGTAATATGCTTTTGGTGTTATGTACGTGCTAGAAGCTGAACCATCTTCTGCCAAAGCTCTTGCTAATTCATCTTCATAATACAATTTCATTTGTTGTGTAAGCTGTGGCTGAAACTTTTGTGAAAGATAAAAAGCTAAACCTGCTATCATACAAGGCACAAATCTAAATGGAACATCTGTTGCATTTGTATAATCTCCTACATCTTGTATTCTTTTAATATAATATATATGCATATCCTTAGATGCATTTGTAGAATCGGGAGTTGGATAAACGTGTATTGTAACTTTATCAATAAATCTTTCTACCCAATATTGATTAGGAGTTCCTTTTGATAATTTATTAGAAAAACCTGCATAAGTTGATCTATCTACTTTTGTCATTGGAGAATCTGCTTGAGTTGTTTGAGTTCTATTAGATCTTAATTGTGACTCAAGGACATCGGACATTCCATAAATACCATTTGTTGGCGTGGTTGATGCACTCGTACCATCATCACTAGATCTAAAAAAATCATAGTCGGATTGTCCTTCAATTAAATCTATATTAGTATCTGCTATTTCCCAATAATGAATACCTCTATTGCCCCACTCTTGAAAAAGGACATTAAGAGATCTTCTTGCAGATTTAAGTTGATAACCCGCAACGTTTTGCAATCCAATACGTTCAAAAGCGTCTTCTACTATTTCATCAATAGCAAAAATTTTATCGAACGTTGTTGTTCCCGAAGTAGTATTAGCCATTTAAACTCCTACGATTCGTAGACTTTAATCCATTCACAAACGATTGTAGCTGAATCTCCATTTGAACAAGCTGGTAAAGTGACATTTACATCTCCTGTAAAGTTTGTAGCTTCAGTGTTTTTTAAGCCACCAAAAGATGAGTAATCATATTCCATCTCTCCTGCTAATGTTTGAAATACGACATCTGTGTCAGCATCCCATAACATTCTGATTGCATCAACTGGTGCTGTTACTGAAACGTTAAAACTAATTTTATTTAGTCTTACAGTTTTACAAGTTTTACCATTGTTTGAATTTAATTCAGAAACATCAACTATTTTAGTTGTGCCTCCAGTAGAATCAGAAACCACATTATAGTGAGTGATTAGTTTTTTTGCTCCGTCAAATACAGTTGTATTTAATACTGTGTCTGCCATGTTTTTCTCCTTTTAAAGGACGCCTGCATTACCAGGCGCCCCGAGTTAATTTATTTATTATGACGCAAATGCAAATGTACCAGTAGTTTGAGTAGTTTCTCTCGCTAATGATGTTGCAATGTGCCATGTACCTTTTTCATAACAAATGAACGCAATCTGTCCAGCTGTTGTTAAAAGGTTTGTTGCTGCGTTAGCAGGTGTGAAAGTCAATAAAGTTTCACCAGCTGCTGAAGTATCAAAAGTTACTTCTGATGAACCTCTTGATTCAATTACTGAACCAGTTGCATATGCATCTGAACCAGCACAATCAAAAGATAAAGTTGCAGTTCCGCCAGTAGTGTCTTTAGACTGACAGTAAACAACAACAGTTCCTTGTGTTGCTGCAGGTAAAGTTGCAGCACATGCTGCTGCACCTGTATAGTTTACTACAGAAATAGTATCAGCCGCTAAAGTTAGCGTAGATGCTGTTGCTACATCTGAGATAGATAAACCAGTTAAGTCAGGCATACCTGAACTCATTCTAGTTGTTACTGCTCCCGTAGTTGCGTTTTTAGTTGCAACTTGGAAACCTTTTTCCGAACGTACCGGTCCGTTAAACGTTGTTGAAGCCATAATTATATCCTCCTAGTTTTCTGAACATAGTCTCTAGGCCGTCCACTATACGGGTCTATGTTCTAATTAATTGTATAGTAACTAATTTATATACTAGATTTTAGTAGAGTGCAAGAGAGCCTGTAATGTGGAGTGGATTTATTCCAACGATGTAGCTTTTGTTTAAGTAGCTACAGAAACTTCGGGTGCAGCATCGTCTATTTTATTTTGCAAATGCTCTTTTTTAGCTTCTGCAATTTTTATATGGTTAATAACTTCTCTAACAGCTCGGTCAATTTTAACCATGTTTAAGGTATATCTACCTTCTTTAAGATGCTCCTGCTCCCATTTCAAGTCCAGACCCTTCTTCTGTGTGTAAAGGTTCTGTAGATGTGTTTGCATCTCCATTTATAACCTCCTCATAGGTTATTCTATTTACTCTTGAATCATGCATTTCTCCAAGAGTCTCCCATTTTATATCATTTTTTCCCAACTTGTCAATGATAGCATTTTCTATGTCTAATGGGCCATCCAGACTTTCAATTTGAAAGTCTGCATGCATTTTATAAGCATAAATTTTAACTCTAAATTTTTTCATTTTTTATTTTCGGTAATCCATTTTGCATGCATTAGATTAAATACAATACCATATTTTGATATGTCTGTCTTGTTTCTTAATGTGTAATGTGTCAAAAAAGAAGAAAATAATATAACTTTTCCTTTTTTAGGTTGAACACTTTCGTTTATATCTGGAAAATACAATTTTTGAGGGTGGTCATTTAAATATATTCCTCCAGAATAATAAGCACTTTGATGTTCATGTCTTCGTGTGTATTCAGAAAAACCTTCTTTAATGCCCCAGCAACCATTTAATTCATATCCACCAATATTTGGAATGCTATCTAAGAAATCAAAAATTTCAAATAATAACTTTAAACATTCTTTATCATTTATAAAGAAATCCCAATCAGTCATTTGACCAACTACAGCAGTTCTGTAATTAAAATTAGATACTTTTATTCCCTCTTCTATCCTTTTAATAAAATAATCAGAATCTACATCTATCTGACCAACAAAAAGATTAGCATCGTGTTTTATTTTTTTAGTTATCCTTTTTTCAACTTTCATAGTTTCTTTCTAAAAATAAAATGTGGCGGGAACATGTCCCGCCACAAAATTTAGGTATTACGCACCTTCTACGCCGAAGATACCTCTAGGGTCTGATACTCCAAAAGAGTATCTTTCTCTAGCTTTGTATCTCACGTTTCCAGTATCGAAGTCACCTTCCATTGCAGTTGTCAATGGAGCTCTTGTGAACATTTTCATTCCGTTAGGAATGTCTGTAATGATGTAAAATGCATCAGAGTCAGTTAAATAGTTGTTAACTCTGTATCCTTGTGGAATCATACCCATAGATACGATTGCATTGATATCATTGTCAGCTGTTCCAGTTCTACCTTGAGATTTCATCAATCTCTCAGCTGTAAACTGAAGCTCAGAAGGAATAATCATTTTTACTCCTCTTGCTGCAACTCTAAGACCTCTTTCATCAGTCATCGCTGCGATGTCGATTAGCGACTGTTCTAATGAAGTTTCGTTAAGATCCGCCTGAGTAGACAAAGTATTTTTAAAAGTACCTGCTACTGTAGGGTGAGACGTGTTAAACAAGCTAACACCGTCGCCTGAATCAAAACCATCCGTTGAAGGAAGTCCTTGAATTAAAGGCTCAACAGCTTTTACCTGTTTAGCATTACTCATAGATCTTGCTAAAGCTTTTGTATATCTAGACGCAAGTCTGTCATACAAATTGTCCTCAATCGCTTCTTCAGTGATTGCGAACGCTAAAGCCACTGTCTCGTGAGTGTATCTAGCTGTGAAAGTTTCTTGTGCATCGTCAAAAGATACGCCTGCACCTTCAGCTTTCACTTGTGCGTTTCCGAAACCAGATAACATTACTTCTTCTTCAAAAGCTCTGTCACTGTTTTCGTTGGTATAAATTTCAGCATGCTGATTTTCATACCTTTTGTATTCCAAGCCGAATAGTGCATTCAGACCTGGCTCTAGTTCTTTAACTAGTTGTGATCGTGATATTGCCATGTTTTATCTCCTATTCTAGCTATTACGATTGTAGCTCAATTAGATTAGCAACTACTACTACAGATGCAAAAGCTGCAGAAATATCCTCGTTTTCAGGATCTTCAGCAGATCTTAACAATCTCCACGAAGCTGCGTCCGCGCTAGTGTCTCCGATATCTAATGTCGCTGAAGACTTACCAGTAGTTGTACTACCAGCTGAAGTATTCATGTCATAAGTTTCTAAGAAACCAGCTTGTGCCACAGTTGCGTCTGTTGCTACTACATATTGTTGTTGAGGGTTATCGAATACAAATGCATCGATATCTTCTGAGTTTGCCGGTGTTACTTGAACGTAATGATTCGAAAACGTCGGTTTTAAAGTTGTTGCCGCGTTGTAGAAGATTCCGTTAAGCACGCCTAAGATAGGAGTATCAGTTCCTTGTCCTTCGACGATGTAACCAGCACTAGAAGCTACAGCACCATTTTGATAAATGGTAGTTGCATAACCCGCATCGATTTTGTATTTACCTTGACCAGAAGTCGCTGGAGTTGATCCAAGCGTTCCTGCAGGCACTAATCCAAAACCTTGAGTGTTTCTATTTGCCATAGTTGTTTCCTTTACAATGTACCTGCCCCGAAGGGCCTCCAGTACGGTTTATATTAATCAGTGATATTTAAAATTACTTTTTCGTACCACCGAAGGTTACACGAGATTGCCTTTCAATATTGATAGGCATTCTACTATCCTGCTCCTTCATTAAATCGTTTGCTACTGCTTCGCTTCGATCCTTATGACGATTTGCCATATAATCTTGTCTCTGCTGCGCGATCTCTTCAGGTACCTTTGCAAGCAAAAGGCCACCGACCCCAATCACTCCCTTGTATTTCCCGTCTTCGAGAACTGGATAATCAGCTGCGTTTTCGACTTCTTCGGCACGAACTAATTCATAACCTTCTCTAATTCGTCCAGTTATGTTTTTCGTATCTTGAAATCCTACGACTTCAGCTCTAATCCATCTATACCTGAATCCATCAGGTGCAGGGGGTGCATCTAGAGAAGATGGTGGAACCCACACTTTAGGTCTTTCAGACTTTGACCGTGTTTGGTTCGCACGAGAAGTATTTTTTTGGTCTTTTTTCATGTTACGCTCCTTCCGTGTTTTTTAATTGTTTTGCGTACTCTTCGAGTGGCACTCCTAATTTTTTAGCTATTGCTACTTGTGAGGAAGTGAGTCTCACTTGTTTGCGACCAGGCTTTACGCTTCTTGAAGCAGAAGCCACTGTCTGAACAGGGGTGGTCGTTTGCTTTGTATCAGTTTTACCAAATTTATGCGGGAAGTCAACTCGTATTCTCTTATCAACTTCTGCATAATACTCATCAGAGTTAGGATCATAACCTTCTCGTTCGGTTAAATCCTTATGTATCTCAAAAGCAGTATAAGTCATTGCTCTATCTCTACCAAACCATGAGTTTTTTGAAGCCCATTGTTCAGCTCTAGGATCTGGATTGATTGGATCATCCATAGCTGGTTGACTTGTAGGTCCACCTTGAGAAAGATTTACAGGTTTCTCTGCCTGTGGTTTTGCTTCTCTACCTTCTTTAGCTGCATCAAGCTTTGCATTCTCAAACGCGAGTGTTGCAATTCTTTTGTTAGCTTCAACTTGAGCTTTCGCATCACCAGCTTCAATAGCTGCTGCTAATTCTTTTTGTGCAGCTTCTAATCCTGATGAAATTGTTGTCTCAAATTTTTTAATATAATCAGCATCAGTTTTTTCAAATCTTTTTTCTAATGCTAATCTTTTATCTTCTACAGCTTTTGCATATTCAACAGCGGCTTGTTCCCGTCTTTCTGCTTCTCTCATCTTACGAGTTAGTTTCGCAATACGAGCTTGTACACCTTTACTGTAGTCTTCTAATTTATCATCATCCTTTTTTTCGTCTAACTTTGTTTCTCTTTCATTTTCATATGTTTTATCTTGTTCTTGTTCCGTTGTTTCTTGCTGTTCAATTACAGCTTCATCTTTCGTTTCTTCGATATCAATATCCGCACCAGGTCCTGATGTATCTATATCAACCGTTTTCTTTTCTTCTTCTGGCATAGTTATCTCCTTCCTATGTTAAAACTCATGCAAGATGTCCTCTGGACTATCGATTGTTGCTAACACTTCATCGTCGTTTAGCAGACGCATCTCCCCACCTTCTATTTTGATTCGGCTACCCGCATATCTTGCAAACATAACCCAATCTTTTTCTTTGCACCATGGACCTTCCGGATACCTCTCCTTATCCTTGTAACATTGAGGACCCATAGCCATAACTAAACCTACTTGTGAAGCAACTTGTTGTCGCTCCAAAGTATCTTCAGCTAATATTACTCCACCTTTCTC